TCAAGGATTTCAGTTTACAACTATTGAAGGTGGTAACGTTCCAGAAGAAGAAATTGAAATGGCAAAACAGGAAATGGATCCAAGAACATTTGAACAAGAGTTTTTGGCTAGTTTTGTAAACTTTAGTGGACTTGTTTATTACGCATTTGAAATAGATAGAAATGTAAAACAACTTCAACCACAACTTGATGAAAGAGATGTCCTACACGTAGGCATTGACTTCAACACACAACCAATGAGTGCAGTGGTAGCCAATTGGGACGGCTTAACAATGCACGTTATTGATGAAATAGAAATACGTAATTCAAACACATATGAGATGTGTGAAGAAATTAGCAGAAGATATCCAAACAACAGAATTGTTGCATATCCAGATGCTAGTGGAGCCAACAATAAGACAAGTGCTATGAACACAGATCATAATATTTTAAGACAATACAATTTTGTGATTAAAAGTGCTAGAGTCAACCCACCAATTATAGACAGAGTTGCAAGTGTCAACACTGCCTTTCATAATAAAGTGGGTGAGACAAAGTTGACTGTGGCGCCAAAGTGCAAGGGCCTAATTAAATGCTTGAATGGTCAAGTATACAAAGAAGGAACCCGTGCACCTGATAAAAGTGCAGGCTTGGATCACTTGCCAGACGCACTTGGCTACCTTACATGGGGCTTGTTACCCATCAGGAGGCCACAACAACATAGCAAAGGACCAGAGTTGTTTGCTCATTATTAACATAAATATAGTGTATACTATAAACCTAGGGATAAGAAAATGAACATTGACACACTATTATCCACACATTCAGGATACGGCGCACACGTCAAACAGACGGACTTCTTTTATAGAAGTTATGTGGGCGGTGATCTGTATAGAAGAGGTGAGTACCTAGTAAAGTATCTGGGTGAAAGCAATACACCAGGTGATGCTTATGGTAAACGCCTTGCGGCTACACCACTAGACAATCATGTCAAGACTACGGTAGACATCTACTCAAGTTTTGTTTTTAGAAACTTACCAAAAAGAACTTTTGGTAATCTAATGACAAATCAAAATGTAATTGGATTTACAAAAGATGTAGATAATAACGGTCAGTCAATGGATTCATTCATGAAAACATTAAATGATATGGCACTAGTAACAGGCAATGCTTGGGTACTTGTTGACAAGGCCAGCTATGCAGTAACTACTCAAGCTGAAGAAGAAGCATTGGGAATACGTGCTTATGCCTGTGCTTACGCTCCTCAAAATGTGTTGGATTGGAATTATAAAAGAAACATAAACGGCAAGCATGAACTTGTTTACATTAAAGTAATTGAGCATGACGGCAGAGATCACACTCTACTTACAGAGTGGGATACAAATCATATTATAAAATATAGATTAGATAAAGACGTTGACACAGGTGAACACACTGGTGTTGAAGTAATGGCAGAATTTGTTAATCCACTAGGTAAAGTGCCATTCATCAACTACGCTCCTATGCCAAGTCCAACTCCTGGCATTGGCATTAGTCTTGTAAATGATGTTGCCTATGCACAGAAATATATATACAATTTACTTTCAGAACTTGAACAAAACATTAGAATAAGTGGACACCCAAGCCTAGTTAAAACACCAAGCACTAGAGCAAGTGCAGGCGCAGGTGCTGTTATTGAAGTTCAAGAAGATATGGAACCAGGACTAAAACCCTATTTGCTTCAACCATCTGGTTCAAGCATTGACGGTATCCTAGACGCCATTGATAAAGTAGTAGAAAGTATTACAAGAATGACTCACACCAGTGCAGTTCAAGCAGTTAGAGGTTCACCAATGTCTGGTGTAGCACTAGCAACTGAACGTGCCTTGCTTAATACTAAGTTAACAGACATCAGTCACCACTTACAGGAAACAGAATATAAAATCTGGTCACTGTTCTATCAGTGGATGGCACTTGATTCACCTGAAGGCTTTTTTATTGAGTATGCGGATAGTTTTGATGTTAAGGATGAACATTCAACATTAGAACTATACAGTAAGTCACTAAGAACAGTTAGTGATCCTGTATTCTCAAAAGAGGTAAGCAAAATGGTTGCTGAGTTACTTATTACGGATGAAGTAACACTCACTGAAATCAAAAAGAGCATTGATGCAGATCCAGAAGAAAAAGTTATGAATGAGTTACAACATGAAGTAACTACTTCAGAAAACAGAGCGGATCATATCAAAGAAATGCTAGAACAGAATATGGGTGATATTGAAATCCTAAACTTGCATCCTGAGATAAGTCAGGAAGACATTAATAGGGCTAGGAATAGCGGATAAATAAGAATAGTAGGTTAGTAAAAAACCCCCCTATTCAACTAACAAAGGAGATTGATGACATGGAATCAGAAAACACCATGGTTGAAAACACTAATACAGACACTGGGACTGTAGATAGTGGACCAAATGAAACCCAGGTAAAGGAAAAAATGTTTAGCCAAGAAGAATTGGATAACATTTTGCAAAAGAGACTTTCTCAGGCAACTAAAAAGTTTGCTGACATTGATGTTGATGAATATAAAGAATTACGTCAGTTGAAAAGTCAAGTTGAGGAAGAGCAACTTATAAAAAGGCAGGAGTTTGATAAAGTCCTGCAGAAGACCAAACAGCAGAGTGCTAAGGAAACAGCCCAACTTAGAGCTGAACTAGAGAAGATCAAAGTTGATGGTGCATTAATTAGTGCGTCTAGTAGTGCTAAAGCAGTTAACCCTGAGCATGTATCTCAGTTGTTAAGGTCAAATGTTAAACTGTCAGAAGATGGCGGCGTTACTGTAACAGACGGTGCAGGCAATGCAAGATTCAATGACGGTGGGGATAACATGACAGTGAATGAACTTGTTGAAGAGTTCCTAAATGCAAACTCTTATTTTAGAGTTGCTGGACCCAGTGGTGCAGGGTCATCATCAAACACTGACACTAGATCAAGCACGGAGTTTGATCTCAATGACTTAGACATGACTAATCCTGAGCATAGAGCAAAATATAAAACTATGCGTCAGAAGGGGTTAGTTTAACTTTAAACTTTACTTGGAGAAGAAACCATGGCAGACAGCTATATTTCAGGTCAGAACTACACAGCTCTGACAACACCAGTCCTTGCGGCAACAGTTTATGCGGCTCAAGAGACTTCTTTGTTCCTAGGCGGAGCATTAGTGCCAATTGTACAGGCACCTAACGGAATCCTACAGGTTCCAGAACTAGCGGCAGTAACAGCCACTACAATTACCTCAGGTATTACTACAGACGTAGCAATCACCAACCCATCACAAACTAAAAATGATATCACAACAGACTTGTATGCGGCACGTGCCGTTGTACGTGATCTTGGTAACATTGATCCAGCAGAAATTGGACGTGCATTGGGTAAAGCAGTTGCAACTAAATTTGATTCAGACGTTTACGCGGCATTAGATTCAGCAACAGCTTCAACTACAGACAGTGTTCCTCTTTCAGTAGATGACATGTTTGACGCAGTAGCACAAATCCGTAGTGCTGGAGAATCAGGCCAGTTGTTTGGTGTTTTATCACCAAACCAAGGCACAGTTCTTATGAAAGACATTGGCACAGCGGCTTACGCTGGCGGTGACTTCCAGTCAGAAGCATTACGTACAGGTTACATTGGTAACATTGCTGGCGTTCAAATGTTTATGTCTTCTAACGTTGGTGTAGGAGATGCTGGCAAAGCTGGTTACATCTTTGGCACAGACGCTATGCGTATTGCTATGCAACAAAACGTTTCTGTTGAAGTAGCTAGACGTGCTGAAGCAGTTGGTGTTGACGTTGTAGCATCACTTATGGCAAAACCAGGGCTTGTTGACGCAACCCGTGCAGTTAGACTAATTAACGTTTAATTGAAATAATGGAGAGGGTAATAACCCTCTCCTACTAACTGGAGATTAAAGATGGCATTTGCATCACAAGATAATTTACATGATTACACACCAGAGGTCTTTGGCCAAGGTGTAGATGATTGGACAACAGAACTTGCTCTTGCTGAGACTGACGTGATTAATTTAATCAGGATTAGGTACTGGAACAAGTATGAGACTCCATCATTGTTTAACTCTGCTAGATTAACAGAATCTCAATGGACTAAGGCTACTGTCTATAAAGCTCTATACAGTTACATACTACCTAAACTATCAACATTTAGACCAGAGGGTGATCCATTTATGAATCAACTTTCTTTTTACAAAGAACGTTTTGAAGAAGAATTTGAATTACAATTTGGTGTAGGCATCTTATATGACAAGGACGGAGACGGAGTTGTTGAAGATGGTGAGATTGATAGGATTGATTTAAACAGGTTGTACAGATAATGGCAAGAGAAGATATAGTCAAACAGTTTGTAACTGAACTCAAAGCAATGAAGTCAGTCAAACTTGGCAGAGTACAGAGAGATCCTATTATAATTTCTGAATTACCAAAAACAGGCTTTCCAGCAGTATATGTTGAAACCACTGATGAAGACAGAGAAAACATCACAATGGGCCCAACAAGACTGATGAGAAGTATTATGCAGATAGCCTGCGTAATAGTTGTTGGTGGTAAAGAAAGAGATAGGCAGAGAAATATCATTGTAGACAATATTGAAACGCATATTGCACTTGATAAGACTCTAGGAGGTTTTGCAAAGGATTGCAATTTAACCAGAATTGAACTAGTAGAAATAGGTGAATCTGAGCCTTATGCTAGTTGTAGGGCAATATTCACTGTTGAATATTGTTTTAATATCTAAACTAAAGAGGTAATAAACATGACATGCTATACAGGAACAACAGGCGCTTTAGAATTCACCGTTGACGGTGGTTCTGCGGAAAAGGTTGCTGAGCTTACAAGTTGGTCAATTACTCATACTCAAGAAACTTTAGACAACACTGTAATGGGCAACTCATACCGCTCATTCTGTGGTGGACTTAAATCTTGGGAAGGTAGTTGTGAAGTTATTTGGACTAGTGAACAGGACTCAGCTCATTCAGTTGATGAAGTGTTTGCAATTGGTTCAACTGGCTCCATCACTGCTTATTGGGATGACAACGCAACACCAGCTAATGATTTAAAAGCTAGTGGAAACTGCATCATCACAAGTATTGAGTACGGTGTAACAACAGGTGAACTTGCAACAGCAACAGTTAACTTCCAGGGAACTGGCGCATTAACTATTGACGCAACAACAGCGGCATAAACAAAAAAGGATAGGGCAGTGGCAGAATCTGACAGAACTATAAAACAGTTAAAGACAGCAATTGACACTGACCTGTCCACTTTTGTGCAAAAATATATTGTAGAATTAAAAGCAACCACCCCCGTAGCAACTGGCAGAGCCAGGAATGGTTGGGTTAATTCTTATAAAAAAGGCAAGGTAGGATCAAGTGGTACGTACCCAATAGCGGTAAACAATGTACGCTATTCAGGCATCTTAGATGATGGATGGAGTCAACAAGCACCACGTGGAATAGTCCAACCCGCATTACAAAAAACAAGGAAAAGATAATGAAGAATCCAGTATTACAAAAAGCAAGTGCTCACTTTAAGGAGCAACTTGGAGCAGGTCTCAAATCAATTAATGTTGAAGCATGGGACACAGTGATATATTTTAAACCAATTATGTCACTAAAAGAACAAACAAAGATATTTGAATTACATAACAAGGGTCAACTTGTTGAAGCATTAGTGCAAACTTTAATTGTAAGAGCAAAAAATGAAGATGGCTCAGCAATGTTTTCACAAGGTGAAACTGCATTTCTTATGAATGAAGCAGACCCTGAAGTTGTTACAAATATTGTTACAACAATGAACAAGGCTTCTGATGAGGCTGAGGAAAGCCTGGGAAACTAACTGAGGACGCAGATACACTATTCCTATTCAGGTTAGCAGAACAATTTGGGCAAACTGTAGAATGGGTATTAGAAAATGTGTCCACTCTAGAGTTAAAAGGTTGGGCTAAATATTACAAATACATAGCTGACCAACAAAAACAGAAAGCTGGTACCAGGGGGAGAAGAAGATAGAGCATGGCAACTGATTATAACATTAAGATTAATGCTGAAGATAACACTAAAGGTGCTTTTAGCTCAATTAACTCTGGTTTAGGTGGCTTAAGCCTAAGTGCAGGAAAAGTTAAAGCGGCTTTTGCCGCGGCGGCGGCGGCGTTTGCTGTTGGTGCCGTAATTGGCAAAGTAACTGAAACAATTGACAGCATGGATAACCTTGCAAAGAGTGCAAGAGCGGCTGGGGCAACAGCAAGCAATGAAGCCTTCCAGGGCTTCCAAGTTATGAAGCAAGCAATGAATGAGGCTGGTATTGACGCTGGCACATTTGACAGAGCAATGCTTCAAACTACAAACAGATTACAAAAAGGTATTGAAGGACAAAAGAGTTTTGCGGCAATCACTGACAAACTTGGTAGCAGTATCAAGACTGCAAATGGTGAAATAAAAGCAGGACCAGAACTGCTAACAGAAATGATCAATGCTCTTAATAAGGGCACAATTACAACAGATGAATTTTCTAAAGTTGTAGGTGGTAGAGCAGGACCTTTAATCCAATCACAGTTTGGTAGCATTAATGACACTGCTGAAAAACTAGAAGCAACACTTAGTGATGTGGCTGAAAATTCAAACATTGTATCACTTGATGCGGCAAACAATGCTGAAGTATTCAATGACAACATTGGTAGATTAAAAGAAGGTATGGGTCAGTTACTTACTGATGCCATTACACCTCTACTACCACACCTAGTAAAACTTTCAGAAGACATAATGGCTAAAATGCCTGCCATTGTAGCAAAAGTACAGAGTGCATTTGAAACATTGCAACCAGTGTTTAGTCTAATTGGAACAGTCCTAACAGACATAGTATTTCCAATTATGCAAAAAGTATTTGAAGTTCTAGGCTTTATTGCAGAGGCTATAACACCACTAGTTGACAGTGCTATACCAGGATTGAAGTCAGCATTTGAAGGTATTAAAGGTATTGTAGAAGAGATTGTAGGCTTTTTTAGTGGCGTAGCTGAAAGTTTAACAAACATTAAAAACAAAGCAGTAGAATTAAAAGATAGTGTTGGTGGCGTATTTACAGATATGGCAGAACAAGCCAAAAGTAAAGCCAAAGACATGAAAGACGGCGTGTTGAATATGTTTGGTTTATTGAAAAAAGACGCAGTTGACCAATCAATTATTCCAGACATGGTA